ATTAAACCCTCTTGTTTACCTTGTTGCCATACTCTAACCATCATCTTACCTGATTCTACAAAAAAACCATTCCACTTATATTTGTGTCTATGTTTTGAACAAGCAACATTCTTTTTATATTCTATTCTATGAAATTCTAATACGCCATTAGCGTGTATTAATTCTGTTTTTCCCCAAATTTTTCCTGCCTTCATTTTAACATCACTCCTGTATCTTTTCTTTTTTTACCTTTTAGATGGTCAGCATACTCACTCATTGGAGTATCTGGCCAAGGATTACCTACTTTATTGACAACTGGTGCCAAATTAAATTGTGGTTCACCTACTAACCATTTTTTTCTAACACAATCCCAAACATAACTATCGTGCCATTCTCTTTCTTGGAACAATAAGTCTTTGGTATAATGTTCTCTTAGATTATATATAAACCTTTTTGTTGCTGGCTTTGTTAGATTATAACCTACAAAACCACACTCACTATAATAACTAGGTCTATCTATAAAAGATATACAATAATCTTGTGGTAGAAATTTATTAATAACTTCTTGTTCGGTAATTCTTTTTTTAAATACCGTATCAGCGTCAACCCAAAACACATAATCATAATCACAATCAAGCATTAAATGTGTTTTAGCAAATACTTTATAAGAAAATCTAATGGCGTCCAATTTATAATTAGCGCCTTCAACAATTTTACTAGGATCATTATGGTCAACACTACCTACATTTCTGGATAAATTTCTATGAATAAATGAGTTTAATTCTGGATTTGTTTCAAATATATCTCTATATTTAATATTATCTCTCATAGGGTCTATCTCTGGAATCCAACCCTCGTGGTAGATATAACAATCAAATGGCCAATTATAGGTGCTCATAAATCTATGAGCATAATATCTGTATAACTTTTCGTTAAATGTTGTTACTAATGCAATCTTCATATCCTGCCTTCATTATATAATAACTATCTATAATATCAGTTATAGGGTTATTTAATTTTTGTACATCAAAAACTTTCATTAAGTCTTCGCCACTTTCTCTTTTAAAGAAATCGTACATCATTTCTTTATCAGCATTACCTTTGCCTGTGGCAAACTTTTTTATAACACTAGGTACAATTGTCTTACAGTTATATTTTTTCTGTAATCTGTATTTAAGAATACCACCGTTTTCAGCAATTTGAAATATTGCTTGGCCTTTTGAACCATATGAATATCCCTCAATGAATATGATTTTGTCTTTTTGTTTTTTATGGAGTGTTTCGAGTATATGTAATACCCAATCAGATAAGTTTTTAAATCGTTCAATAGGTCCATTATATTCCTTATGTTCATAACCAATAACATTTTCTAACATTTTGCCAATATACTTTTTCTTACTTGTCAAATAATAAAAGTAACAATCGCTAAATTTTTTACTACCATTTGATACACAAACGGCAGGACTATTTAAACTATAATCAATCCCAACTATCGTCTTCAGCTTGTTCGTATTTTGTTTCGTTTTCATCATAATCCTCAAAGTCAACTTCGTAACCACAAAATGGGCAAGTCAATGGTTCTAAGTCTTGCATTTCTATATCCCATTCTATAGTATATTTAGTTTCACATTGAGGACAGAGCTTTTTTGATTTTTCTAGTGCCATTATAGTTTAAAAGATTTAAATTGATCCTTCTTTACGTCTTGTTTAATTCCACCGATAACATAACTTTCGATTTCTGTTTCTTGTGGAGCATTCTGTGTTGATCTACTATTTAACCAATGATCTACCCAAGGTAATGGATTTGTTCTTTGGTCATAAGCAGGAGTTAATTGTATAGCTTTCATTCTTCTATTTGCCATATATTCAACAAATTGATGAAGTAATTTTTCAGATAGTCCTATCATAGAACCTTTAGAGAACAGGTATGTTGCCCACCTTTTCTCCTCTTGTACTGCCTCATCATACATTTTATAAACTTCTTTTTCACAATCTTTCATTACCTTTAACATCTCTTTGTCGTTTTCATAATCTCTCCAGTTATTAATAATTCTTTGTGACATAGCCAAATGCTGGCTTTCATCTCTAGCAATAAAAGATATAATCTTTGCTGAACCCTCTAGTTTCTTTAATTCACCAAAAGCAAATGAACAAGCAAACGATACATAAAATCTTAAACCCTCTAATATGTTTACTGAGACCATAGCTAGATATAATTTTTTTTTAAGTTCATACATATCGACTTTGTCTGGTGTTAGTGTCCATTGGTAACCCATTTTAATTAAATCATCATAAGTTTTTGTAACACTAGCCGCTCTCTTTTCAATCTTCTCATCTTGTATAATTGTGTCAAACACATCACTTGGATTAGGATATAAGTTTTTAATTATATATGTATAACTTCTACTATGGATTGTTTCTATGAAATCCCAAGTTACAATACAACCTTCAAGTTCTGGTAAACTACAGAATGGTAAAAATGCCAAACACGGACCTCTACCTTGTACACTATCTAACATAGTCTGATACTTTAAATTAGATGTAAAGATAAACTTTTGTTCATCTCTTAATTCTAAGTAATCATTTCTATCTTTTTGTAAAGATACTTCTTCAGGTCTCCAAAAATAACCAAGTTGTTGTTGATTTAGTTTATCAAAGATTGGGTACTTCATATTGTCATATCTTTGTACCGATAAATCTGGACCAAAAAACATCATCTGTTTTGTAGCATCCAAATTCTTATCTTTGTTAAACACACTTTTAGCCATTAATTATTTCTCCTGGTTTTATTAAATTCATATTTTCGTATGAGGCACTAAACATATTTTCTTTTTTAGTTCTTATAGGTTTTAATCCTGTTTCTCTATTTAAAAATTTATAATCTAATTTAACAACATCAAAATCTTGTTTTAATTTATCAGCAATCTTATATGGGTCAAACTCAGCACAACTATAAACATCTAATTGCATCATAGCTGGTACAGGCTCGTCCCAAACGTGCATCGCTATATGACTTGTTTCTATAACAGATATTGCTGTGATACCTCTATTACCAGGCTTATCACAATAAGCAACATATGGTCCTAACATAATTTTCATATTAATAAAACTTATAAATTCTTTCATCCACTCAGTTAATACTTCCACATCTTTTGGTGGATTGTTAACTTCAGCACGAATTATCAAATGCTTATGTATTAATAAACTATTTTTCATCCTTTACTCCGTAAAAAAACTCCGTTTCGTCTCCAAATGTTGCCTTCTCTTTATCTTCTACGGAATATTCTATAGATGATACTTTAAAGTCTGGAAACTTTAATTGTTTTGGTGTATATGATTTATCCAAAATTAAAGTTCTATTATTAGGTTGAGCAGCAAAATACCCGTTGTTTAATTTTAAAATATTAAACGACTTGTGTTGTGTTGGCACCTCACTAAAAGTAGTATTTAATCTATTACTGTCAGGATTACAACTATCAATCGTAAACAAATATATTCCTTCATACCATTTTCTATTTGGACTAAAATACTTTGCTCTTTGGCCTTTTAATAGTCTTTTTTCAATAACAGCAATATCATAACTAAAACAGTCCCACAATTCCAATTCTTCTAATTGTAGGTCGCCCTCATAATCTTTTTTCCATACAAAAGCTGATAATGGCAATTTGTCATAAACAGCTCCGTATTCAGGTAGATACGTTTCAAAATATAATGCTCTACCTTGAATTGACTTTACAGTACACCACACACCTTCAACCAATTCACCGTGACCTTTTTCGTGGTCGTAAAGAAACTCTTTTTTTACATAAACCTCTATGTGTGGTAAATTAGCACATAAGAACATTTAAATTGTACAAGACTCACAAGCCTCGTCCTCTATTTCTTCTTTAGGTTTATCTTCAGGCACATTGTCGTGGAAACCTACTGGATGTGCTGGTTCATCATCATCTCTCTTGCTATCATATGTGTTTTGATAGTAAGAAGTTTTCCAACCTAATTTATATGTTGTCAATAAGTCCTGTGCCATTACTGAAATAGGGACTTGTCCATCATCAAAGTGTTCAGGATTGTACGACCAGTTGCCAGATATGGCTTGGTCAAAATACTTTTGCATCACACTAACGATATTTATATATCCTTCATTCCCTTTCATATCCCATAATAGAGTGTAATTATTTTTTAATCTTTTGTAATCAGGCACAACTTGTTTTAAAGGACCTTTTTTAGATTTCTTAATACTTAAATAATCTCTAGGTGGTTCAACACCATTTGTAGCGTTAGAAACCACACTAGAGGATTCAGATGGCATTTGAGCCGAGAGTGTGCTATGTCTGAGGCCTGACTCTTTTATTTCTTTCCGTAACCACTCCCAATCGTAAGTAAATTTTCGATTTACAATCTCATCTACTTCTTTTTTGTAAGTGTCTATCGGTAAGATACCATCGGAATATTTTGTTCTATCAAAGTATTCACATTTGCCTTTTTCTTTAGCAACTTGATTACTAGACTTTAATAGATAAAACTGAAATGCTTCTGTTAACTTATCAACTTGTCGCCAAGCTAATTTTTGGTCATACTTATAACCTTTTTTAGCAAGATAATGAGCCAGGCCAATATAACCTATGCCTAAACTTCTTCTTGCCTTTGTAGATATTTCAGCAGCCTTAACTGGATATTGTTGATGATCTATAATTTCATCTAAACTTCTTACTGCCAAATCACATAAAGATTCTAATTCATCTCTTTTGTTAATAGTACCTACATTAATGGCTGATAAAATACATAAAGCTATTTCACCATCACCATCTATATGTTCAATAGGGTCTGTAGGTAACGTAATCTCCTGACATAAGTTTGACATATAAACTCTATCTTTAAAACTAGAGTGTGTATTACAATGATCTATATTCATAATATAGATACGGCCTGTTTCAGCTCTTTCTTTTAATATGTCAAAGAATAAATCTGTTGCTGATACTTTCTTCTTTTTAACACTTGTTTTTCTTTCAGTAGTTTTATATATTTCATCAAACTGTGGTGAACCCCAAGCTTCATATAGTTCAGGTACTTCGTGTGGTGAGAATAAAGTTATATCTTCACCATTAATAAATCTTTCATAAAAAAGTTTTGATATTTGAATTGAGTAATCTAAT